GAGCCTGTCACGGGGACGCTGAACGGTTTCCCCGGAACGGCTGAAGTGAAGATCGTCCGGTCGCAGAAGACGCAGGACGATCCGAAGGGCCGTCCGGAGAACGACGACTTTTTCAGCCAAGGTGACGACAATCTTACCGTCTACAATCTCCACGTCGGAGACAGCGCCGAGGCATGGGCCAAGGCTGTCGGCAAGCTGCTGGCCCTCAAGACGCCAGTGGATCGGATCGTCGTGGACTTCTCCGAGGTCAGGGCACCGGGGCTGCGTCTTTCTGGCTATGGCTGGATCTGCAGTGGCGACGAGGCGTTCGCCAAGGCCGTCGAAAGGATCTGCGAGATTCTCAATGCACGGGCCGGTGAGCTGCTGACTCGGATCGACATCCTCGACCTGATGAATCATCTGGGGACCACCCTGTCGTCCCGCCGCAGTGCCGAGATTGCGCTGGTTCCTTTCACCGACCCCGAGGCCCTATCCTTCGCGAAAGCGAAGAAGGACTTCTGGCTGCATGACAACTTCCATCGTCAGCAGTCGAACAACTCGCTGGTGTTCCACTCCCGTCCCTCGGAATGGGAGCTGGAGGGTATCTTCGCGGCCATGCAGGAAGGCGGCGGCTCAGAGCCCGGCTTCATCAACGCCGAGGCTGCGCTGCGTCGAGCCCCGTGGTTCAAGGGCGTGAACCCGTGCGCCGAGATCCTGCTGGGGGACAAGAGCTTCTGCAACCTCGTGACGGTTAACTGGGGCGCTCTGGCGGATGACTTTCCGGGACTGCTCACTGCCATCTATCTGATCGCACGGGCCAACTACCGTCAGACCTGTGTCAATCTCGATGATGGTGTTCTGCAGCGGACATGGCACGAGCTGAACGAGTTCCTCAGGCTTTGCGGCGTCAGTGGCACGGGCATCGTGACCATGCTGGACAAGTGGCGTCGTGACGAGCTGTCGGAACGTAACACCGCCAGCCGTCTCCGGGCCATGCGATCTGCCGCGTGGCGAGGAGCCTGTGATATGGCTGATGAGCTGGGTCTCCCGCGTCCGAAGGCCGTCACGACGGTCAAACCCGAAGGAACGGTCTCGAAGATCATGGACTCGGCTGAGGGACTGCACCGTCCCCTCGGCAAGTATATGTTCAACAACATCAAGTTCAGTGTCCATGATCCGGTGGTCGAGAAGCTGCGGACCGCCGGTTACGAGATCATCGACCATCCGCAGGAGCCTCAGACCTGTCTGGTGAAGTTCCCGGTGTCCTACCCGGACATCGACTTCGACATCGATGCGGACGGCAAGGAAGTGAACCTCGAGTCGGCTGTGGCGCAGCTCGAGCGTTACAAGCTCCTGATGGACAACTACGTCGACCACAATGCGTCGATCACGGTGTCCTATTCCCCGGACGAGGTCCCTGCGATCATCCGGTGGATCAGGGACAACTGGGACAGTTATGTCGGTGTGTCGTTCATCTACCGCAACGATCCGTCGAAGACTGCGGCAGACCTTGGCTTCCCCTACCTGCCGCAGGAAGTCGTCACCAGAGAACAGCACGACGAATACCTCGCCGGGCTGCAGCCTGTGAACCTCGACGGCACGTCCTCGCTGGATGGCCCCGAGGATTCGGACTGCGGCACTGGTGGCTGCCCCATCCGCTGAACAGGAGATTCATGGCGAAGAACCGCAAGGGAAAGGCTCGGTCATACGACCGGGCCGCACCCACCCTCACTGCACTGAACGAGAAACAGCGCCGTTACATCCGAGCCCTGCAGCAGTCCCCTGTGGTGGTGTCGACGGGCTATGCAGGGACCGGGAAGACCTTCATCGCAGCCCGGTATGCGGCCCAATGCTACATGGAAGGGATCGTCGACAGCATCGTCCTGACGCGGCCCAACGTGTCCGCAGGGAAGGGCATCGGCTTCTTCCCCGGCACTCTCGAAGAGAAGATGGACCCGTGGATGCGCCCGCTTGTCGACCGGCTCCGGGCCGACCTCGGTCCGGGTGTCTATGACACCGGAGTCCGTAACGGCAACATCAAGATCGAGCCGTTCGAGACCATGCGAGGTATGTCCTTCACCGGCTTCGTTATCCTCGATGAGGCCCAGAACACCACCCCATCGGAGATGAAGATGTTCCTCAGTCGATACGAGGAAGGTCAGGTGGTGGTCAACGGAGACATCCGGCAGTCGGACATTCCGAGAGCGTCTGGTCTGGGCGCACTGCTGGACATGATTGGCGCTGGGGCACTCTCGTTCCCGCATGTCGCCTTCAACAGCCCTGACGACATCGTCCGCTCCGAAGTGTGCCGGGACGTGATCATGGGCTTCGACTGGTATGAACAGGAGCACGGCAATGACTGATCAGATCAAGGTCGAGTATCTCGATCACATGGGCAGCGACCTCGACGTCGCCAACGCGGCGCGGGTGTCGTTCAAGGCCCACAGCCACGGTGAGATCGACGTCATCAGCGGCATGCAGCTCGGGGCACCCACAACAGCGGACAAGCGTCTCATCGACTTCCTCGCGCGGGGCATGTCGTCGTCGGACTACACACGCCTGATCTATGAGATCATGAACTGCTCCGTGCCGGAAGACGTCGACCGCCTGATCAACCAGTATCGCCGCACTCCGACCCATCGCTCGCCCTTCAATCACTGCTACGCGAAGTTCCGGGTGTCCGCTCCGATCACCGTGGCCCGGCAGCTGGTCAAGCACGAGTATCTTCCGTGGAACGAGGTCTCGAGGCGGTATGTCACCGACGATCTCGAGGTCTTTGAACCGACTATCTGGCGAGCCGCTGCAGCGAACGTCAAGCAGGGCAGCTCAGCCGAGGAGGTCGAAAACCCTCGGACAGTCCACTGGCAGCACGAAGACGCCACTAACGATGCGCGGCAAGTGTATAAGGACATGACCATAGCCGAAGGAGTCTGTCCTGAGCTGGCTCGTGGGGTCCTGCCGCAGCACCTCATGACAACGTGGATCTGGTCGGGGAGCCTCGGGGCCTTCGCCAAGATGTGCGTCCTGCGTCTCGACGATCACGCACAGGAAGAATCCACCGAAGTCGCGCGTCAGATCAATGATGTGATGGGGGGACTGTTCCCCACGTCGTGGACGGCCCTGATGAAATACGGCGTGTAAGGACAGATTCGAGAAAATGACCAGAGAAGACGACATTCTGCTGTCGCGGATGACAGCATACGACCTGATCGATTGGCTCGACCAGCAGGTCCCGCATCGGTGCATCGATCCGCATGATACGCCGGAATCGGCGCATCGCTATGCGGGGTCCCGTGAGCTGGTGGATCAGCTTCTTCACCGCCGCGAGGATGAACGGGCCGATGGGTCAGCATCTTCGGATTGAAGACGACAAGGCAATGATCCGGAGATTTCTGGAGCAGACCGACTATCCCATCAAGGATTGGATCGTCGTTCCGGAGTATCTGGATTATTGCCTGACCGCTCGTATCGACGAGAACGGCGAGCCCTTGGGTTTTCTGTGGGCCTACTTTGATACGCTCAGGTCGGTGTCGATACACGCGGCTGTCTGGCCCGGTGTTCGTATCGACTGGCCCGTAATCCTGCATGAGGGCGGCATTCTTTCTTATGCTGTTGGTGCTGATGCCATGCACGTCAATCTGGACGATGTCGTGAAGCCTCAGGCCATGCGCCGTATCGTTCGTAGGGCTGGCTTTTCTCGATCCGACGACAATCCCAACATCATGAGGAAGGAATTACCATGGGAGGCACGCCCAACATCGAGCAGCCTGAACAGCCCCGCCGAGAGAAACCGGCAGTGACCGACGTAAAGGTCCCTGTGCCGGAAGACGGGGGAAAGCAGGCCCGTGAACACCAGCGCAGGCAGAAGGGCCGCAGCGGACGCAGCGCCCTGCGTATCCCCGACCGCACGTCCAGAGGAAGCGGAGTGAATACCAACTATGGCTGAACACAAGACGGCCCGAGAGCGTTACCAGCAGCTCACGACCCGTCGCCAGCCTTTCCTTGATCGGGCGCGTATGGCGTCCGCTCTCACGATCCCCACCATCCAGCCTCCCGAAGGACACAACGGGACCTCTCCCCTGCCGCAGCCGAACCAAGGCTTTGCGGCTCAGGCTGTCCTGACTCTGTCCAACCGGGTGGCGTCGACACTGATGCCTCCCGGTCAGTCGATGATGCAGCTGACGGCCACGCCCGAGGCGCTCATCGAGTCGGGAATGGATGATGTCCCTGACGAGATCCGTCTTCGTCTGGGACGGGCCAACCGACTGGCTGATGCGGAGATCGAAAGGAAGAACTGGCGGCAGGCGACTAACCTCACGTCGCAGCTTTTGGTCGTGACAGGGAATGCTGTCGAGCAGATCCTCGAGGACAACACGATCAAGGTCTATCGGCTGGATCAGTTCGTTGTCTCCCGAGACCCCTCGGACCAGATCCGCGAGATGATCATCTGTGAGTCGATGTTCCCTGACAGCCTGTCGGATGACCTGCGCTCGATTTACGAGCAGAAGGACCCGACGTCGAAGCAGCAGAACCCGCTGTCGAAAGACACCGTCGAGCTTTACACGGTGGTCAGCCGGAAGAACGCGGACGAGTTCGAAGTCTATCAGGAGTTCATGGACACCGAGGTCCCCAAGAGCCGGGGCACCTACAAGACGAAAGTCCTGCCGTTCAATCACCTGCGCTGGTCGCGCGTGCCCGCAGAGTCCTATGGCCGGGGCAAGGTGGAAGAGCATATCGCTGACATCCAGAAGCTCGATGGACTGTCCAAGTCGCTGTCCGACGGTGCGGCCATGGCCAGCCGCAACGTGACCATGATCCGGCCCGGTGCCGCAGGCGGTATCAACCTCATGCGTCGTCATTCGAAGGCTCGCAACGGCGAGTATATCGTGGGCAATCCTGAGGACGTCGAGCTGCAGCAGTTCCAGAACGTCAACGGAATCCAGATCGTCAACGAGGCCGTCAACATGCTGCATCAGCAGCTCGGTCAGGCGTTCCTGCTGACAGCCAACAACACACGGAACGCCGAGCGTGTGACGGCCACCGAGGTCCGTATGGCGGCTCAGGAGATCGACAACATCCTTGGCGGTGTCTTCTCGACGCTGTCGGTGGATATGTCCCTGTGGCGTGTCCGTCGTCTTCTGATGCAGATGCAGGACCAGAAGAAACTGCCTGACTGGCCCGAGGAAAGCATCGAGCCCTTCATCAATACGGGCCTCGAGGCGCTGGGCCGTGGCAAGACCGTCGAGTCCATCGGACAGGCCATGCAGATGATCGCCAGCATGCCTGAGCAGGCGCTCGAGCGTGTGGACTGGAATACTCTCCTGACGAAGATGCTCACGTCTCTCGATCTTCCGGCTGCAGTGAAGACCGAGGAAGAGGTCCAGCAGGAGCGTCAGCAGCAGATGCAGGAACAGGCGATGGCCCAAGGCGCAGGCGGCGCAGCTGCAGGCGCGGGTGAAGAAGTCGGCCAGCAGGCCGCACAGCAAGCAATGCAAGGAGCAGCTGAATGAGCGGTGAGAACACCGATCAGACCCAAGACGGAACCGGCCAAGAGGCCGCGAATGAACCGGCCCCCGGAACCCCGGAATACAACGAGGCGATGATCCAGAAGGCCCGTGAGGCCCGTGGTGAAGAAGCCACAGAGGGGACCGAGGGCGGTCAGGAAACCGGCCAAGAAACCGGCCAAGATCCTGCGCCGGAAGTTCCTGACAAGTTCAAGAAGGAAGACGGATCGGTCGACGTCGAAGCTCTCGCCAAGAGCTACCGGGAGCTGGAGACGAAGGTCTCGAGCGGCAGCGACTCTGATCAGCAGCAGGCCCTCGAGCAGACTGATCAGGACACTCAGTCGATGGCCGTCGGTCGACGTCGAAGCTCTCGCCAAGAGCTACCGGGAGCTGGAGACGAAGGTCTCGAGCGGCGGCGACTCTGATCAGCAGCAGGCTCTCGAGCAGACTGATCAGGACACTCAGTCGATGGCCGAGAAGGCCGGTCTGGACTTCGAGCAGCTCAAGCAGAAGGTCCAGACGAACGGCGAGATCGACGCAGCGGACTACGAGGCGTTCGAGAAGATCGGCGTCCCGAAGAACCTCGTCCAAGAGGTCATCCAGTTCCGCCAGCAGCAGGCCGAGCAGATGCGGACTCAAGCTGTCGAATACATCGGCGGCGAGCAGGAGACCACGGATCTGATGCAGTGGGCAGGCGAGAACCTCACGCAGGAGGAGATCGACACCTACAACCAGATGCTCAACGGCCAGAACTGGAAGCAGGCTGTCGACCGTCTCAAGTCTCTCCGGGGGCTCAGCTCGAAGACGGCCAATGAGCCGCAGCTCCAGCAGCCCGGCAACACAGCCACCAGCTCGGATGGTTTCACCAGCCGGGACGAAATGCGTGCCGCCATGCAGGACGAGCGTTACTTCAAGAACACGCCCGATGGTGCGAAGTATCGCGAAGAGGTCATGCGGAAACTCGCGAACTCCCCGACGGAAGTCCGGAAGGCTTCCCACTAAGCGGGGAACGGCAGGCGACTGCCGAAAAAGTGTCGCCGTTGCGCCATGCGCCAAGCCGGGGGACGAAACGCCCCGGCATTAATTTTACTTATGGACAGATTCGAGAACCTTATTGCCAGTAGGGTTCTTCGGTAATCGCATCCGTGTCCCTGATCGAAGGGGTGGCATCCGGAGATCGGACTGCGCGGTTCCCGCTGAAAGCATCCAGTATTCGCGGCCCGTTACGACGGACAACCGCTGAGGAACGACGCAAGTAAGAAAAGAGCCATTCCCGAAAAACAAGAATAACAGGGACAATAACAAAATGTCTACCTCCGACGTTGTGTCGAACCCGGTCGTCTTCGGCAAAGGCCAAACGGACGGTTCGACGCTCGAAAAGCAGCGCGAGCTGTTTCTGGACGTCTTTGGCGGTGAGGTCATTACCGCTTTCGACCTTGCGACCATCACCGCAGACAAGGTCCAGACCCGCACCCTCACGGGCGGCATGCGTTCGGCCCGCTTCCCGAAGATCTGGAAAGCCACGGCTGAGTACCACACGCGCGGCAAGGAGCTGCTCGGTGACGAGATCGAGACCGGCGAGATCACCATCACTCCCGACGAGCTGCTGGTGTCCCACGTTGCGATCTATGATCTCGACGACATGCTGAGCCACTTCGAGGTCCGCAGCCAGTTCTCGAACGAGCTGGGCCGTGCCCTCGCCCGTGTCTACGACAAGAACAACTTCCGTCAGATGATCCTGTCGGCGCGGAAGACCCAGCCGGGTCCGTTCCCCGACGGCAACGTGATCGAAGACTCGGCGCTCGCTTCTGATGGCGACGGGAAG